GGATACTTATAAAATGCTTCTAAATGCTTCTGGGTCTTGTGAGTAAAGCGAGCATAGCATAAGGATCGCAGTTTGTCAACCCCCAGGGACATAAAAATCCACACAGACCCACAAAAATTCACACAAACCCTCATAAAACTTCATAAACGCACACAAACCCTCATAAAATCTAGTCGAGACACGCACGAGACTCACACAATCTCGTCTAGACTCACAAGTATCATAGACAATCTAGTCGAGACACACACATCATAATCTCGACTATATCATCTAGTTACATCTAGATCATCATAATGTATCATCTAGAACAACTAGATATCATATATACATCTAGATACACGTCTAGATCAGGTTGCATCTAGATGTATCATATGCTATAATACTGTCATCTATTGCCCCACACAGGTATGTACGACGATTACGATCTAGATTACACATATGGCAACGATCCAGCAGACCTAGAAGAACATTATGAGTATGATGACGATGAATACTCTAGAGATGCGCAAGACTATCAAGATCTAGCATATAGACATTATGCCTAGAATATCTGTAAGATATTATAAGTTCTAGAAAGACCTAGAAGACCCCTCTATTCTCATCAAGGGCATCGTACCACAGAGATTCACCCAGAAACCCCTTCCTGGACCAGTCAGCGAACTGTCACAGACCCCCTAGACATATCCGACAATTCAGGATATTCTACTCTCATCGACACAAAGCACTCCAAATGCGTTCTGTAAAAGTTCACGAGTCCAAGAGCATTCGATTCACCAAACACGCTGCATTCTGGTGTGAGATGATCAACCTCTACAAGAAAGTTTATCCTAAGCATTCTTTTCAGCAGATTGCAGAACATTTCGAATTGAGTGAGACTAGCACTCGTCGTTACTACTACGGAATTCATCATCATAATGCTGGATACTTCGGTCCTAGTTACTCTCAGGTTCGGCAGGGTGCTTGTGTGACACTCTAAGAACTGGCACACTATGGGTTGCAAAGATTCCTAGAACCTGCTACATTACATTTGTTGCTGAGACCCCTATGAAAAAGACTCATCGGTTCGTTACATTCAAGGAAGCACTTACATTCCTGATGAATAACTTTGATATGAGTAATCAGGAGGCAACGCATTTCATTTGGGACAATCAGTTTACTATGGGAACTGATCGGGCAATTTGGATCACTATGACACTCTAAGAACTGGCACAAACCCCCTTGCGGACCTGGTTCATTCCTGATATTCTACATTCATCGCTGAGAAACCTGATGATTTTTGCCATCTCCAAACTCAACAACTGCACCTATACTCTGGATGCAAACAATCAACGGGTGCTGATGTATGCTCCGCTGCTGCCTGATGGATCCTATGAGACTGCAGGATCTGCCTATGATTGGGTAGAGTGGGATGAACTGGATGATGATGTGTTGGAAGAGGCAGATCGTATTCACAAACTGTTGCTTGCTGAGGTTTGATGATGAACTACGACAATTTCTGGAAGAATGTATTGGGACAAGAGGATTGGAATGATGAACTGATTCGATGGGAAAATACTCATCCAGAGTATAAACCCTTTCAGGAAGATAAAGACTCCCAACGCCAACAAAACCTCAAGGAGAATTATTGATTATGTGTGGTCCGATGTTTGAATATACTCGGGAAGACTTTTTGAATGATGCCTCGCCTGAAGAATGGGCAGAATGGGAGCAGAAGGCATCTGAACTTGAACTTCCTCTTGATTATTACATCGCTGAATTCGTCTGATGGCACTCTCTGATTCTACAATCTCTAAACTGGCTGATGCTCTGGTTCCAGAAGTCATCGATTACATCTACGAAGATCAACGCTGGGCAGAGTTTCTACACGAAGTTGTTCCTGATGCAGTGACTTCGAAGATCGGTGGACTTGATGAAGAGTTGTTGTTCGATCTCTCTATGGTCATTATGGATCGCATCGTGATGAAACCGTTCAAGTGACAGTTGCAGAAGTGGCACAGAACCCCTTGTCCCACACCTGAAACCCTGCTACATTACATTCGTACCTGAGAAAACCACCGATGAGCATCACCTTGACCGCCAACTACAAAGAAGTCTTCGCTGCTGTTACTGTAGAGAAGATTGACGAACTGCTGGAAGATTCGTATGCTCTGGAAGACATTCTGGAGTTCATTGATGCTAACGGGGAGAATGACTTCGTGTCTTTCTATGAAGACTATGTGACTCAAGGTGAGGATATTGGTTATGATGTAGTGGATGCATTTATTGGTTATCACGGTCTTTCTTGTGTTGAATATGCCCGTGATGCCTATCGTGGCAGCTATACCGATGGTGCAGACTTTGCTGAAGAATACTATAGCGATGTCTACGGTGAAGTTCCTTCCTTCCTTGTCGTTGACTGGGAGGCAACCTGGAATCAAAGTCTCAAGTATGATTTTGATTTCGTGAATGGGTTCGTGTTTTCTAGTTCCTTCTAGATTCAACTAGATTCAACTAGATCTCGATACATCTCGATACATCATACATCGAGATCTAGTACACATCATCTAGATCTAGTACACATCATATATCATCTAGATGTATCATATATCATACACACATATGCATCTAGATGTATCATACACACATTATACACTCTAGATGATACCCCTGCGGGGTATGCTTCGCATCTCTTTAGATCTTATTAAGCTAGCTAATCCTTATCCTTCATCGGGAACAAACCTATTCTAGCAGTATTATAAGATCTTGTCAAGCTCTTATTTTTATAAATAAATCTAGATATCTTAGAATCTAATAGAGCAGCACTTGAACTCTTCCTACGGGACCAAGAGGTAACAATCTGACCTAGAGTATAAGAAATCAAATCACATATTATGTTATATAAGTGATTATGATCCTCTGAGGGAGTTAGAACGCGGTCTCCGGCGAAATAAAATCGTTAGGATGTAACATATCCTAGAAACGCAACAAACCAAGTGACAAACAAAAAGAATAAAAAAGACAGGACGATTCCTGATTGGTTTCTTGTATCTAAAACCAATCACATAGGGGTCAATTTTTGGTGTCTGGATATGCCAGTTTATGAACTGTCACAAGACCCCTTGCAAGACCTCTCAAGACCTGCTAACTTGATTTCGTGGTTGAGGAATTCTCTACACTTCTCCTCCCACCCCTGATGTTATGAAACTCTTCGCTAACAAGTTTATTCAAACTCTGATTCTCAATCTTGCTACCATCGCTGCAATCGTTGCTGGTTTGTATCAGTTTGCTGTTCGTTCTTACAAAGAAAACAACGGATCTGAAAAGACCCGTAAGGTGATGCAAACTGTTCTGCAGTTCGTTGACAACATCGTAGAGCACGGTAAGGTATACTTTGCCGAACCTGCTCCTGCCGTTGTGCCGCCTGCGAAAGTGGCACAGCGACGCACCAAACGGTCCTGAACCCTGTTACATTACATTTGTTCCTGAGAGACGCACCGATGTTTGATGAACTCTGGTCTGAGATTCAAGATGCTCCTGGTGAGATCTTCGATCTTGACATTCCCGAACTTCGTGAAGATAACGAAAAGTTCGATTTCGATGGTTATCTTGCCGCCGATTATGATTTCTGAAACTCTCTATCCCGAACTCAAAGAACCTACAATGACCTTCGCTGAAATCGTTTCCCTGCTGATGTCATTTACTGATGATGAGTTGGCAACTCTGGATGATGATAAGTTTGCCGCTGCCCTTATNACNCTTCATAACTGATTATGACTCCTGATACCTACACTTTCTCTGGCGACGCTGTAACCTTTCTGGGTCTGATTGGCGTTGCTTCGACTCTGCTGATTGTTGCAACTGCGTTTCGTCGTTATTACAATTCTCCTCTTCGCAAGTGACACCCTGAGAACTGGCACAGAGGGGGTTGCGATGCCCCCCTGATACCCTATACTGATCTTATCAACAGAGAACCGATGAAGAACACCCATTTGCAGCATCCTGAAGATCAGGTCCTGACAGGAGACCTGAGCGTTCTGGATTGGTTCGTGACTCCTGGGACTTTGAGCGTCAAGGTAGACGGAGCACCTGCAATTGTGTGGGGTATTGACCCTGCCTGCGGTGAGTTCTTTGTAGGAACCAAGGCAGTTTTCAATAAGAAAAAGATTCGTATCGCTCACAATCATGAAGAGATCGATCAATTCTATGCTGGCGAAGTTGCAGAGATTCTGCACTCTTGTTTTGATTGTTTACCTCATACAGACTCCATTTATCAGGGGGATTTCATCGGGTTTGGTGGATCTACTGAATACACCCCCAACACTATTACATACCAATTCCCTGAAGTAGTCTCTCAGCGTATCATTATCGCTCCGCATACTTGTTATTATGCTGAGAGCGATCTTCGTGATGCCGTTGCTATGCCTGACCGTAGCATCTGGAATGATACTGAGTCGGTGAAGTTCGTGCAACCTCAGGCATACCTTCAACACGATCCCTGGAGCAGGAGTGAAGGTAGTGTGTGCTTTGATGATGTGGAGG